TCGAACATATTTATCCAGATTATAGTCTATATCCAGAAATGTGTAGAGACACAGCTTATGGATTTTTGACACGTGGATGTCCAAGAGGTTGCCAATTTTGTATTGTAGGAGAAAAAGAAGGTAAATGCAGTCGGAAAGTTGCTGACTTATCGGAATTTTGGGATGGGCAAAAGAATATAAAACTTTTGGATCCGAACATGTTTGCCTGCCGAGATTGGAGAGAATTATCTGAGCAATTAATTAAAAGTGGAGCTTGGGTGGATTTTACACAAGGTTGCGATATACGGATTATGACAGAGGAAAAAGCCGAGTACATCAAGAAGATGAAAATAAAACAGATTCACTTTGCTTGGGATCGGTATGAAGACAAAGAGACAATCATTCCAAAATTCAAAGAGTTCAAAAGAAACACAAAATGGGATCGAAGAAAAATGAGTGTATATGTTTTGTGCAATTTTGACACTACATTTGAGCAGGACTTGGAGCGAGTATACATATTACGAGAGATAGGATATACACCATACATAATGATCTATGATAAACAAAATTTACCAGCGGTACATAAACTGAGAGATTTGCAGCGATGGGTTAATGGCAAGATTATGTTTTCAGAAGCTAAAAAGTTTGAAGATTACAAAAGAAGGAAAAAGAATAACTAAGAGGTTAAGAATCCAAAATAGACACACCTTTAGCGTTATAGGCAGCTTGCAGGAATGTATGTATCATATCACTGGTCATCATCATTCCTTCGGGCAGCTGAAAAGAAAATGGATTGTCTGGGATGGAAAGAAATTCCTGGTATAAAAGAAAAGTTTCATAAGATTCATATTTTTGATAATTCATAGAAATGCCTCCTTGGGATAAAAAAAGAATTGATAAGCCAATTATAACATTTAAGGAGCACATGGTAAAGGAGTAAGAAAAACCAAAACAGCATATTATAAAGTATCATGGGAAAGAATGGAGAGAATAAAATGATAGAAGTAATATTTGCAGTAATGCATCTTATTGGAGTAGGGATGATTCTTTTGGTGACGTTGTTCTTTGGCATACTTGCATGGTCCGCTAGAGACGAAAGGGAGTGAAGAGATGGAGCATAGAAGAAACCGAAGGCAGATGAAGATGGACCAGGAGCAGCACTACGACGAAATGGAAAGCCATAAAGCACCGGACAATGCCGTGAAAGCATTTAAACGTCCGGCATATCAAGAGTATAGTGTGAAACAATGTCTGAGAAAATGGGGAGTTGATTTGAGTGGGAAAATTGATGGACAAGCAAAGACTAAAAAAGCATAAGGGCAATAAAGAGCGGTTAAAACGGCTGGAAGAGAAGATACAAGATCTATGCAGTACGGAAGCAGAGGAAGTGATGGGGAAGGTCCGAGGATCAAGCAAAGACTTTCCTTACACAGAAGTTAGGACATCAGTATTAATGGCTGATCCTTATGAGCAGGAGAAGATTGATAAGCAGATTAGAAAGGCAGAAGCGGAAAGGATGCTGCTAAAAGCGGATATTGATGAGGTGGATGAGTACATAGAGGCGATAGGGGATCCAGAGATTAAGGAGATATTTGAGCTGGCATTTGTGGGAGGAAAGAAGCAGCAGGAGGTTGCAGACATCGTTGGATATAGCAGAGGAAGAATTTCACAAATAATTAGCGGATATCTGAAAGATTAACACAATTAACATTTTAGATATGTTATAATTATTCTAGAAAAGATATAATTAATTTTTGACTTTTCTTCCCAAAACACACTTATATATCGGGAAAGACATCTTGCGGATTGAGAGGTGTCTTTTTGCTTGAAAGAAATCTCTAGATAATGTAAAATAAAACTGGAGGTGGAATAATGGTGCATATAAGTGCAATTCTTTTGATAATATGTATAATTGAGTGGATAATCATTTTCTGGTTTAGAAGAAATTCAGGCAAGAAAATAGATATTGAAGAAACTGTTACATTTTTTCGTAATTTTTGGGGGAAATTTGTTTTATACGTAATAGCAACAAGTATTATCGGACTGTTCTTAGGGAGTATATATTTTGAGAAAGTTGTAGGTTTAAATGAAATAAATGCTTGGGTAGGAATTGTTTTGGGGTTAGTAGCGCTGATCATTGGTATTATATCTTTGTTTCTCAGTTTTTATAACGTAGAGCAATCGAATAAAGTTCAAAAAGAAACGGTGGACATAATGAATAAAGTAAAGACGGATATAGAAGATAAATTAACTGAGATACGGGCAGAGATGAAAAAAGGGTTCAGCGATATTACATCAGGTAGGGAGTATAGAGGCGATCAAGAAGCTCCGGAGAAGGTAGAAACAAAGAAAGACAACGCAGAATGGGAGAAGATTGATGAATAAGTATTTAAATACACTAAATGCAGGAATGTTTTTGTGTGACGAATTTAAAATGTCAGATGATGGTATTCAAGAGATTAAAGGAATCAAGAACCAACTTAAATTGGAACCAGATAATCACGTAGATTTTTCATTTGTATGTAAATTAGATTTCATCGAGTTTGAGATTCCAAAAGACGGAGGAGAACTATCTTTTCGCTTTTTCATAAGAACGCTTGGAGGAGATCCTAAATTCATCATCCCCTTTTTTGTTGCTCGAGCTGATTTGAAGAAAAATAACGAAGGTGTGATGACGCATTCACTACCAATATTTATGAAAGCTAAAAATTTTCAGTTTCCACGAAAAGGTAAATTTGCCATAGAAGTTTATAAATATTTGGGAAGAATAGATACCGATCTTGAAACTGAAAATAAAAATTTGTATCGAAAACCTGAGAATTTTATCAATGCAATAACATTTGATGTCGTTTGATAACAAGGCACCCTTTGGGGTGCTTTTCTAATGCCATGAACGGAAAGGTAGGTTCGATTCCTACACATGGCTTAGTAGCATATCACGGTAAATATTAAAAATCCGGAATGCCGTGGAAGTGCTACGATGTGATATCACGAAATGCAGATATCCGCAGATCTGCCGAGTAAACAAGTAGACATGATCTATATTTAGTGTTTCAGTCCTCGAGTGCGGATAGGGGAGAGGATGTCAATAAAAGGCATCCTACGGGCGTATAGCTCAGTTGGTAGAGCGATGGTCTCCAAAACCATATGTCATCGGTTCAATTCCGATTGCGCCTGTTGTGGACTACTGCAATCTCCTTTCTTTTGGTTTTGCGTTATTTGGTTTTTGATTATTATTTTATGTGGTAGTCCTAATATTGTATTGCAAAGGGGAATATATTGCGGTAGCATATATGATATAAAATATAGGAGGATATGATTTAATGGAATGGTTGACGGAAGAAGAACAGTACAAAGATGGTTTAACCAGTCGAGAAATCGAAAGAATTAAAGATGAAGAACTTAGAAATATAAGACGAAAATACCGCGAACGTATGCTAAGAAATTTCCATGATGAAAAAAACATTAGAGACAAAGAACTTATGAAAATGTGGAGAGAAGATCAGGAAGAAGAGAAAAAAGAAATTGAAGAATATAGAAAGAGAAAAGGCATCTGATACGGATGTCTTTTATTATGCAATGAATTAAAAGAAAGTAGGTAGTCAGAATGGTATACAGACCAGACAGAGATGGTTCGCATCGAGGAGCATTTGAGCGGAATAAGAAAAAGATATATGCAACTCAAACAGTGTGTGGAATATGCGGAAAGCCGATAGACTTTTCGTATAAGTATCCGCATCCATTGTCTCCGTGCATTGATCAC